GATCGAAGCTAAGTTAATTGAACCCCATGAAAACGGATGGCTTGTCATTGACCCTGGCACGGCATCAGGAATGATGTTGAAGAAATAATTTATTTGTGATAAACTTTCCAACATGAACAAAAAACTTACTCAACTCAAAGCCAAGCTAAGAGCCGCGCAAGCGGAACTTGCTATTCGAACCCGTACAAACAACAGTGCGTCACGGGCCTACAACAAAGTTACGGCACACATTGCCGAATTGGAGAAACGCATTGCTGACATGGAGAAAATTTCAGAGTGAATTACCGAACTACACCGAAGCCGATTTATTGGTTTTGTTGCACGAGGAGCGCAGCCAACATAAACGTGTGTCTATGCTTGAACGCATACACCAACGTTACAACACTTTGCGCGTTGCCCGTGAGCGCGTAGAACTTTTAAAGATTGGGAAAAGACCGTGAAATCTTCACAAGAAATGTATGACGAAGGGTATGCCATACCTCAGTACGACATTTCAACTGTAAAACGAACGTGGCGTTACAAGGACAAAATTTTTACCACGCCGTATGACGCACCCGTTGAAAAAATCATGTGGAACGGGCACTTAATGGAATTTTTGAAAATGGAGAAGACTGATGAACGCAGTACCCGCTAAATACTTTGCATTCCCACCCTACCGAGCCGAAGACCTTGGCGGCAAGATGGGTTGGTGGGGCGTAATGAACCGTAATGGCGTTAATTGCTTGACGTTTCCCGATAAGCCAGGGGCAGTGGTGACAAGTGAGGAATGGGCAAAACAGATTGCAACTGAGTGGAATGACGCATATAAAGAATGAACAATTTTTAAACATGGGAGCAAAGAAATTTAGCAAAGTTTGCCGCAGAAGCAAACAAGAAAGTGTTAGAGCAACAAGAAGAAATCAAGGCGCTGCGTGAAGATTTGCGCGTTGCACTTGACGCATATCGACAACTACTCACAAAGGAAGCAACCAAATGAACATAACTCGATTAACCCAAGCACGTAGCATCCGACTGCTTGGCAGCCGGTGGCTGTTGGCTACACCAAGGGGGCGCTTATGACCGGCTGGCGTAAACGAACAATCGAGATGGCGCGTGAGGCTGGAATCTGTACATGGTTAAAACCTCCGTCAGATGTAGTAGAAAGAATTGAACGCTTTGCCGCGCTAGTCCGTGCTGATGAGCGTGAAATGTGCGCGAAGGTGTGTGACGTCATTTACTGTGATTACTGCGCTGACGCCATCCGAGCAGGGAGACAAGCATGAAAGAAGCATTGAAGCTGGCGTTGGAGGCGTTGGAGAATGTGACAAAAGATTATGTAGAAGGCAGACAGTACAAACATAACAAAGCCATCGCCGCAATCAAAGAAGCCTTGGCACAGCCAGAGCAGGAGCCTGTGGCGTGCAAGCATGAGTGGTTCCGCACTGGTGCAATGGAGCAAACGGAATTCCGATGTATTAAATGCGGGGTTTGGAATAACACCACCCCACTACAGCGCACATGGGTAGGGCTGACGGAGGAAGAACGCTTGTTTTTGCATGGCCGTGATTCTGAACTTGACGATTTTATTAGCGTCATTGAAGCCAAGTTAAGGAGTAAGAACAATGCCACTTAAACCACACCCTACCGATAAAGACAAGCTGGTCTACGTCAGCCGTCAGTATGAAATACCACAATCTTACCGCTACGTTAAGACTGTTCACGAATGCAAGCCAGTGTATGTAGCGCAGCAAGACGAAGACGACGACACCCAAGGGTTTATGCCTGATTGGGCAAACTTTGAAGAAGGCCGCAAGGTCGGAAGGGCTGAAGCCTTTGAACAGATTGCTGAAAAGGTCAAAGAGATGCCGTGGGAAAACGACACGAAAGACAGTTTCCTGATTTGGTTGAAGGAGCAGAGATGAGCAAATACTTAACGCCGTGGTTTCCGGTGCACATTACGCCCGTGCATATTGGGGTGTACGAGACAGAAATGGAGGGAGTCAAATGGAGCAAGGGATTCAGTTTTTGGAACGGCAAGCGGTGGGGTGATACACAATTTTTACCAGGATTGGCGCTAGATACTGTAGGCTTACAGAATAAAAAATGGCGCGGTCTTAAGGAGAGGAGCGCACATGATACGCACTGAAGAAGACGACGAGTTTGCTCGCATTGAGATGGAGCAACGAATTCGTTCTAAACAAAAAGAAATATTTGGCATCCCGTTTGTCACTCAAGATGAACTGCAAGAACTTTTAAAAGACGAAGATGAAGTCCAGACACCACGCGATACGTGACCTGCTACTGGCGTCCGAAGATGGTCTGACAGTTAATGAGATTGCAGATCACTTTGGCGCAACTTCTGACACTATCTGTAAGACGCTAAAAACCGTTTGCGGCGTGTATGTAGACCGTTGGACGGGGCCAACCCGAGGCCAGTATGCTGCGGTATATGTGTGTGTGGAAACGCCTGAAAACGCTCCACATCCTTAGACGTAAAGCCGAGTGCCTGCTTTGTCAATTATTAGCTTACTCTTGCGTGGCACAGCACCGGCCACGTTGGGTATGCTGATGTGAGTCCAACGGTCAAACTCGCGTATCACTTGGTCAAATGGCAGATTGGCGGCAATAATGGCTTTGACAACCTCATCTGGCGTCATGCTGGGAACCCGAAAGTCAGCAGCGCAGCCGATACGATGCTGACTAGAATCTTTGCTGCCCACAGCATCATTGACTTGCTTTGATCGGAAAGCCGAATTGACCATGATGGGCTTGCCTCCAAGTACTGTTTTGACTTGCTCAAGAAATTCTGCAAGACGTTTGAGGTTTGCAAGTTCTGCTTCATTTGGGATATTGTCAAATTCACGATGGTCGGTGTGCGTAAGTTCTGCAAGGGTGAAGTGAGGTGTCATTTTGCTGCCCTAGAAAGCAGATCGGTTTTGGCTTGCGAGCCTGCCGATGAGCCAAAGTAATAGGCAATGATGCCCGTCCAAGCCGTACCAAGTGACCCAAGCATCATCAGAATAGCGGGGTTGCTGCTGTCGATCTGATTGAAGAACATCATGACCATAATGCCAAAGAAGCCGATGGTCACAGCGCCAGCCAGCAATGGCGGCATCATTGAACGGGTAGTGGCCTGCATATCCCGTGCTGATTTGCGATCTTCGACTTCCAACTTCTCAAAGTTCAGGCCAAGTTCCTGCGCTTGTTTTTGCAGTTCAATCTCGGCCAGCTTGACTTGGGCGATCTGCTCGGCTGACAGCTTGTTGTTGGCGATCAGGTCACCCACCTTTGCCTCATCCACACCAATGGCCTTAGAGATTGCCGACACCGCCATGCCAGCCAAAGGGCCACCAAGTGCGGTAGCAATGGTAGGTGCAATTTGTTTAAGCCAGTCCATAATTACCCTTTCAATTCAAAACTTAGGTTTGGGTGGCGGGGATATTGAACCACACGTTCACCCTCTGGACATTTGTATTTAATGGTTGCCAGCAGTGTGGCTGTGCCGGGTGCAATCTTTTCTTTTTGCACCATAGTCAATTGATAGGTAAACGTGTCAATAGTTGGCCCTGCTGGGCCGCTGAACTTGCTTGCGGTTGTGGTTGCTTCATGCACCATGCCAGCCGCATCACGGATGCTTGGCGTAAAACTTTCAACAGAGCAATCGTCCCGTTTTTTTATCCGTGCAACTGTGACAATGATGGGCTGTCCAACTTCTGCCGTAATCTTAAAATTCTCTGGCGACCATTCCAAAATAGCTTTGTCAAACCAACCAAACTTATCGGCAAGCGTGTAGCTGCCACCTAATGCGGCGATACTAGCGGCAACGGCTCCGATGGCTTTGGTCAGGTCAATCATTTGTCCACCTTTGAGTCCAGCTTATCAAAAATCTTGCCAAGCATTTCTTTGATGTCGTCAATGTCTCGGCGGTAATCGTCTTTGGATACGTAATTGGTAGGCATGGCTCTGACATCCGTATCAAGGCGCTCAATGGTTCTGGTAATGTTGTTCAGCACCCAGCCGCCAAGGAAAGCAATCAGGCCAAGGGCAACGTTGATGATTTGTTGAGTATCCATTATTTTGCTAAAGCGTTTTGGTTTTCTGATGCGGGCATTTGTGCGGCAGCGGCGGCAGCGCGGGGTGCAATTTGCCTTGCCAATTGATTTGTTGCTTGTTGTTCAACCTGTCGCGCCATTGCTTTTTGGATAGATTCTGCTGTAACCGCTGGGCTTAACATTTCACGCGCCAACTCCATAGCCAACTTATCGTCCACAACACCCAGCAGTCGTTTAACCACTGCGTTATAAATGGTGATGGGCATGGACAGAATAGATGGCGCAGGCACCACGCCGGTTTCCTTACCGGCTTGAGTTGCTAACCGGCTTACGTCTTTGCTGCTTTTTCTGCCTGCGGATGCCAAGCGCTCAAACTCAGCTTCACGGGCTAAATCGTCACGCACAGAATTGATTGCGGTCAATTGACGGTTGTCTAACCCTTTTGTCAATTCGCCAATCCGCGCTTCTACGGCCAAAGCGTTAGATCCGGGAGGCAAAGCGGGGGCCAACTTGTTGCCGCTTGCCTTTGCCATGTCTTCAACACGCGCCAAACGCTGCGCGTCTTTGTCAATAACATCAAAACGCTGGCGCAAGTTCATCCCTGCGTTGTCATAGATGTCAATCGTGCGCCCGTAATCCCGCATAAAGTTAGCGTGAGACGTGCCGCCTTGTGCAACTTTTTTGCGATAAACGTCTTCAATACCTGCCCGCGCAATTTTTAACGCATCTGGATTGTTGCCAAACAACTGGGTAAATTGCCGCGCTTCCGACTCACCGTTAGGCGTGAAGTAGCGGTTTATAACATCTTCAGGCCGAATTTTGCCTTCGCTCAAACTGGTGCGCTTAAACAAGTTGGCGTTGACGCCTTCTTTAAACCGAGGCGCATACTCAGTGCGATATTTAGATACGGCGTTGGCGTACAACGTTTTAGCATCGTCGGTCAAGGCGGTGCTTTTGCCAATTGCGTCATCAATTGCAGTGTGTAACTGCCGTAAATTTTTTAGTGTTGTAGCCGCCATTGGCGCGTTGCTAGTTGAGGCCGCAGCAATGTCGGCGTTAATGGCTTTGCGAACATCATCAAGTTGCAAAAGAGTTGCTTCAGGCGTTGCTGGTGGCGGTGTAGGTTGCTTTGCTGTTTTAAAACCTGCTTTACCAACAGTTACTGCTTCTGCTTCAGGCACAGTCGGTATAAAGCCGCGCAACTTGCGTACTGTATCGGGCGCAGTTTCAGTGGCAAAACTTGATAGCTTGCGGTCCAGAATACGTTCGGCGTCAGCAATAACATTTGAAATGTCAATTTTGGCATCGCCGGCAGCGTCAAACGCAGCTTTATATGCAGGCTGAGTCACGTTAGCTTTGACAGATTGTCTTTCAGCGTTGGCAGCGACAGATAAGGCATTGCCTACTTCAGACGGGCTGACATCAACCAAATTACGGTCAATCTTTGCTTGCAGTTTGCCCGCAACATTTTGAAACCGTTGTTGAGCACGTGTTTCTTGTGCTAGTCTGGCTTGGTTTGTTTGCGCGGCTGCGCCAGCGTATTCAGTAGCCACGCCAGGTAACTCGGACAACTCTTGTTGCAACGCAGAAAATTTAGCCCCACCAACAGGTGCGGCCACTTGGCCCGCAGTTGGCGCAGAACCAGGAACAATTACAGCCCCTTTGTTGCGTAAGGCGTTGACAATATCTTGACCTTTACCTTCAACAGCGTCTAAATACGTGGCCGATTTAAGGTCTGTAATTTTGCGCCCATAATTTACCGCCTTACTAATTAACGGTGCAATTACAGTAGGCACCGCAGCGCCTATGGCCGCGCCCATTTCGGTGTCTTCTGGGTTAACCGCAGCAGCAGACGCACCGCCCACCACAGCGCCGCCTACGCCTTTTGTTGCTACGTTTACTACGCCTGGTTTAAGGCCAGTTTGAAACCCCGCGCTCTCAATAGTTGTGGCCAACGGCGTCAAAAATTTGGCCAGCGATGGGGCCATTTGAGCCGCTTTTTTTATCGGCGCAGCGATTGCGCCGCCCACAGGCAGCGTACCTACTATTTGACCGCCTACTCGCCCAACTTCTGCACCAGCTACGCCACCGTACTGTTGTTCAAACTCAGATTTTTGACGTGCGGATTCTTCTCTGGCACCTTTAATGCCCAACGCTTCCGTGGCCGCAATGTACGCCGTATCCGTAATATCCTGCAAGCCTCTGTATGCGCCCACAACAGGCGAATACAGCGCTTTAAGCGCGGGGTTTGATAGCGCAACAGAGTAAGGCGTTGCACCCCTACGAGGTGCGGGAATTTCAGATGGCGCGGCAGCAGGCGCTGCACCGTTGTCAGTCAGCCATTTGTCGCCAACAAGATAGGCTTTTACGCCCTGCTTATTGGTGGCCGATTGCAAAATGGGTTGCCATTGGTCACCGACCAAAGCAACACGTTCGCCCGTGGTAGGGTTTGTCGCAGTTTGCAAAGGCATCTTGCGTCCTTACTGTTGATCTGGGGTAAAGCCTGCGGGCGGTGCAATGCGAGGGGCTGCGGCAGCAGGACTTGCGTTGCGGCTCGTCTTGTAATCGTAAGTCATGTCGTATGCTTCACGCACACGTTGTTTGGCTGCTCGGGCTACGTTGGCTGCGGATTCTAAAGCTGTTTTTAAATCTGCCGTGTCTTGTGATCGTCCAATTGCCGCAAACGCATCGCGTAAATATTGATTTTCTTGGTTGGATACGTTGCCCAACGCGCCGCCAGTTGGAGAAGCCGCGCGCATAGATTGCAATTCTGAAAAACCACCACGCGCTAAAATGCTTTTATACTTTTCTAAAGCTACACGTGCATTTTTAGTAATCGCTGGGGTATTACCATAAATAAGACCGGAAATTCCAGATAAACCTGGGTGTTTTGCCAATTCGTCCAAATCAGCAGCTAACCTATCTGAACTAGACTCAATTGTTTTAACCGCCAAAGTTGCCGCTGGATACTTGGCTTCACGAGTTTGAATCTCTTTGGGGTTTAAACCTTCTAGTGCCGTTGCGGGCGTCATACGCCCTTGCAAGGCTTGTTCACGGCTTGCAAAAACTATTTTTCCAGTAACTGGATCAACCACTTTTTCAAGCGGTTGTTCTGCGCGAGGCTGTGGTGGTGGTGCTGGCGGACGACTTGCTAACGCCATACGAATGCGTTGCGCTTCTACTTCTGGATTAAGCAAAAGATCTGGACGTTCTGCACGTTTTGCGTCTTGGTACGCTTTAAAACCTGCTTGCGTTAATGGGTAACCTAACTGTTGCATCATTACGGCATCTGGCGGTTCGTTCTGCCCCCGCTTTGAGAACAACTCAAGTTGATCTTGCAAAATACGCGCTTCGGACATTGCTTGTGAAGCCATGCGTGGATTAGCACGGGCAAAGTCTAGCAACTGTCTTATTCGTTGTTGAGTCGGTGCAATTTGATCTGCGTTAGATTGTGGTGCCAAAGCATTAACTGGCATAGCGGCAGGTGTGGGCGCAGCCAAAGCATTTACTGGCGCAAGCTGCTCAGGGACTTTAAACACCTCTACGCCAAAGGCGGCGTTGGGTTCATTAACGCGATTAGAACTAACTGCTGGCGCAGGAGCGCCGGTAGGCATAGCGCCGCCGCCACCTAACTTTGCATACGCATCTAAATCTTTGAGTTTTTGCTTACCTTCCAAAGCCATTTGGACATATTGAGGTTTTCCTGTTTTAGCAATTTCATCAAAAAACGCATTAAGGTCACCGTCATGACCCAAACTTTTAAGTTGCGTTTGAAGTTGCATTGCTTCCTCACGGTCGCGCTTAAGCTCCTCAAGTTTAAACCGGCTAGTGTCTTGCGCGATTTGATTGGTTTCTTGCGCCATTCGTTGCTCTTGGCCTTGCTCATAGCCTTGCATAAAGCCACGTGGTCCGGGCCGCGCTAGGGCATTAAAATTTAATTCAGCCATGTTTGTTCCTTAAGGTGCAAAACCAGTTGGACCTTCGCCAGCATAACCTGATCCGTACCCGCCGCCAAAAGACATGGGGCTTGTAGACATGGGGTTTCCTCCACCACCCGACAAATACTTGCCAAAGGCACTGCCAATGTCTCCGTATGTAGATTCGCGGCTTCGTTGGCCTGAAATTAAAGCGTTGCCAGTGTTTACGCCTTGCTGATACATTTGTGGCCCTGCACCGGCAGCGTAGTTTTGCCCACCAGCAGACATTGACCCCGCCGCTGTTGGAGCAAACCCAACAACGCCAGCAAGTGCATTACGGCGCAATCCTTGGGTGTCTCTAAAACGGTTGTATGCGTTTGAGTATTCTTGCGAACCCATTTCTTGACCAAATCGAGTAGCAGCTTTAAGAGCGCCACCAGAAATCAAACCACCACGTGCGGCGGCTTGACGATCAAGCCCTTTTTGACCTTCCGACAAACGGAATGCGTAACCTGGGTCGGTAGTAAAGTCGCCCATATTAAAACCGCGCACCAATTCACCGCCCTGCCCAATACCTTGAAGATACCCCGGCAAAGCGTTAACGCCAGCTTCGTAGAAAGGTTTTTGACGGGCAACACCTTCTTCATACATCTGGCGGCGTAGCGCAATGTCTTTTTCTGCTGCTGCGTTTGCTGCATTTGCCGCGCTAGACGCCGCATTGCCAGCTTGGTTGCTTTCTATTGCGCCGCCCAATGCTCCACCAATTGCGCCGCCAACACCTGGGAACAATAAATTTCCACCAATTGCACCCAATGCAGATAATAAACCCATAGCATTCTCCTTATGTCACCTCACGCCCAGAGACGCGAATATTGATTGCACTGGCAGTACCAGCAATTGTACTGATGAAGTCACCAACACCAAGCACTTGGCCCACCAGTTCAGGGAACGTGTAGACCTCAGACGCTTGCAGGGTCTTGGTCTTGGTAATCAAGTTGGTGTTACCGGCAGAACCAGCAGACGTCACCAAATTCACGCTGATCGTAGCTGCCGTGGCAGTGATGTTGGTTGCTGTGAACTTGTCAAGAATTGCGGTAACGCCAGTAGCTGTGTACTGAGTTGTTTGCGAATTTTCGGCAAACTTTGCGGGTACAAGTACCTTTACTGATACGGTCATGGTTTACTCCAATAGCAGGTTGTTGTTAGCGGCCTGTTGCATGATGATCCAATTTGTGCCGTCAGACACCATTGTCGCCCAATTTCCTACAACTGCCAAGAGGATTGCGGTTCCAGCAGTCGTGCTGTCAATCAGCACAACGTTACTGGTTGCAGACACCAAGGTCTGCGCCTGCAAGTTTTTAAAGACTAAATACCTACCAGAATATGCAGATGCAGAGGGCAAGGTCACCGTGCAAGTCGAGCCTGACTTGTTGTTGATAAGCCAAGTCTCGTTAGCGGCAACAGTAAAGTCAGCAGTCTTGGTAACTGGCGCTGATGACGCAGCGCTAATGGCGGCAGTGATAGCTGCGGTGTCAACAATTGGCTGCACCTGCAAAGCCTCAATCTGCTTTTGCATTTCAGCAGTCTGAGACACCAAGGCCGAGCAGCAGTCGCCCAATACGTCAGGCGCAGGCAGGGTAACTACTGGCGGCAGGGTCTGCAATTCTTGATTGACCGAGCGAAGCGCCGCATCGTAAGACGCAAGCAAAGAATCAGTATCAGTGCCAATATCAACGGTATCAACAACAGCCGTGGCAATGTTGTTCAGTGACAAGAAAAACAAATACCAAGCGCGATCAATCAGACCCGTGCGAGGGTCAACCAACGGCACTCGGGGCGGCGTGATTGGCGTTGGATTTGCATTAGGGCTAGGCATTTGTTGGACTTAGAATAAGTTCTGCGCCCATGATTGCAATCTTCACAGGGTCAGTGCCCGATAGCTCGTACACACGGTCACGCAGTTTGACAGTCATGCCCAGACGCCGCCAAAATGTTCGGTGGCCGTAAGCGCCGATCTTGCCAATAGGTGACCAGTGTTCGTTTGAATACGTGTGGCCTCCGTCATCTGACCAGCGCAACATAACTTGGGGATCGTAGCCAGGTGCGGCAAGGTAGGCGTTGGTAACAATCTCATAGCCCGTAATGTCAGTGTCTGATAAATCATACTGACCTAAAGGCTCAAAACCGTCCCCTGCTTCAGTGGTCAAGATGACGCCAGATTGCGTAGCCAAAAACGTTTGCACATATTCTGCAACAAGATTTAATCCTGACTCCGTATCAATATTTTCGCTGTCATAGCCAGGGTACAAATTTAGCCCCACACCTGTCTCGCAATCTAGTTGCAAGCTGTGCTGCGCGGTGCGCTTGAGGTTGTTTTGGCCGGTGGGTAGCGCCCTCCATGAGCGCAACCACTTTTGAATGCTGCCATTGTCCGAATAGTCGTCCAAGTCAAACGCATAGATGTTGCCGTTCTCAAAGTCGCCAACAACAATTTTGTTGTTAAACGCCATCTGGCAGTTACTGCGGTGACGGGTAAACTCACCATTAGCAAAACCTGCACGTTCGTGCCAAGCCTGCGTAGAGGCATCGTAGACCCAAGTGGTATTTGCACTAGGGAAAATCAGCACATAAAAACTGTGGCCGTCTTGTTGGTAGGTGTACGCAATAGCGTCCGTCAGGTCAGCGTACTGTTGAATCTGCCACTCAACAGCATGGGTAGAAATGCGGACACCCGAATAGCCATTGGCACGGTAGACAATACCTTGACCACGGCGGTCACGACCAAGCCAGAAAATGCCGTTGTCCATCTTGGCTATGGAGTAAGGAGCAGCGCAGCCTAGCTCGTTGAACGCCCCTTGGATGCGCTGCAAAGGGAAGTCTGTAGCACCAGAGTCAAACCAGACCTCAATCGAGTTTGTGCCAAAAGCCCACACTTCGCGGAAGTTGGATACCACAGCAAGCAAGCCATCAGGCGAGCCTTCAGTGCTGGCAAACTCCAGTGGGTCAATGGATGTGCCGTCCAGCAACTGAGTCACCCACATCAACTGGCTGTTTGGCTCGTTGAATACAAAGTAGCCATCCAGATAGCAAACAGTTACAGCGCCTGGGAAGTCAGGGTCAGTGATCTGACCAAAGGCGTTTGTCGTGTTGTTGTAAATGTAGCTTGGACCATTGGCCGCAATAAACAACTGAGTGCCGTTGTCAGCCAAACTTACAGGGCCGGTGCCAGCTACTGTGCCAAGCAATGTTGCTGCATAGGCATTGTCAATCTTGTAAAGCTGTGTGCCTGACACAACAAAGGCAATACCGTCATTGGGTGAGAACGCCCACAAGCCACGGATCGGGCCGGTGCCAATGGTGTTGAGTAAGTTCAAGCCAGGGGCGCGGTTTAAAAACGCCGGTTCCTTGCCTGCCTCGGGCACAATTTCTGGGAATAAGTTGACCATTCGCGCATCAGCAGCATTGACGCTACGTGCTACATAGGTTGAACCAAGGATGGGCGTTTTCATGCGACGTAACTTGGATACCACTTAGTTGTCGTAGCGTCGTAAGTCATTGTTAATGCCTTACTAACCACCGCTGTGCCCGCTAAAGCAATATTCCCCGCTGTTGTCCAAGTAAATATGCCAGTTGGAATTAACGTAATTGCGCCGCCCCCAGTAGAAATTGGCGCGGCAGCGGTGATATTCACAACTGCCGTTGTTCCTGAAACAAACGCAATTGGGGTTGTTGGGGCAATAGTTGTTGCGCTTGCAATCGTAGGAGCCGCAGCGCTTACGGCGCTAAAGCTACTTAGCGAAATGCTTGTGCCTGTGGCTGCGCCAAGAACAGGGGTTACCAAAGTTGGCGTAGTCGCAAATACGGCAGACCCTGTACCTGTTTCATCCGTCAAAGCCGTTCGTAAGTTGGCGCTGCTTGGTGTTGCCAAAAATGTAGCTACGCCAGTACCTAAGCCGCTTACACCGGTTGCAACAGGTAACCCCGTGCAATTGGTCAAAACGCCGCTTGCAGGCGTACCAAGCGCAGGTGCAACCAAAGTTGAATTGGTAAACAACAGTGCGTTGGTGACCTGCTTAGTTGTGCCTGATTGCACAATTGGCAAGACATCAGCAACGGCAGCAGCAGTTGCAACGGGAAGGGCTGTGATTGCAATAGTAGCCATGTTAGTAATTTCCTGCGTAAATGTTGAATCGTTGACGGTTAGCCACCAATGCGTATGGCACTGCCATCACATCATCTGGGTTGTTGATGCGCTTCAAATTGCGCTTGCTGGTCATGGCAATCCGCTGCACCGTAGGCGATGGCTCCACACCAAACTCAGGCGCGATCTCGCAGGCCAAGTTGTACTTGAAACACCGCAAGTAACCCGGCGGCATATAAATCTGCGTTGCCAGCGTGGCTGGCGCAGCCAGTTGCTGCACCGATACAAAGTGCCATTCCAAATCCCGTGTAGGCTTGGGATAGATGGTCATGGTGATGTTGGGGAACTCCATG